TCCCGACCCGCGCCAAGCAGTATCGATGACCTGATGGACGATGCGGTCCAGAGCGCCATCGATTCGGTGCTGGGCGCATAACCCCTTTTAAGAGAGACAACAAGCAATGCCTGCTCCTACGATTATTACCGACAATGAACTTCAGGGTCTCCTGAAGAATGTGTACGCCAATTTCCGCGAGAAGGTTCAGAACACCGTGACCCCGCTCGTCGCCCAGCTGTCGAAGGCGCGTGAGGGTGGCCCCAAGAACATTCGCTGGGGCGGTAACGGCGTGTATTGGGATGTTATCGTCGGCCGTCCGGCTGGTGGCAACTTCTCGACGCTTGGTTACTTCGGTCAGGACACCACGGCCCGCGAAGTGCAGGCCAACACGGGCGTCGTTCGTGGCTACGTTCGCCGTCAGGTGGACGGGCTCGCCCTCATCGGCACCAAGTCGAAGGAGGCCGCGTTCCAGACCCTCGCTCGCAAGACGATGGAGGAGCTTCGTGAGGCCTCGGCCCTGATGATGCAGGGCTCGTTCCACGGCGCGGGCAACGGCATTCTGGCGACGGTCGTCGCTGGTGTGACCTCGCTGACCCAGACCATCACCGCGCCCTATGGCGTGGCGGCGTCTGGCCCGGCTACCCTGCTCCTCTCGGTTGGTGACTATGTCGCCATCACCGACAGCACGGGCGCGACGGTGCGTGGGCGTGGCTCGGTCTCGGCCATCAACTCGTTCCCGTCCTCGACGCAGGCCATCATCACGCTGTCCGGGTCGATTGCCTCGACCACGAACGACGTGGTTGTCAAGGCGTCGGCGTCTGACACCTCGTTCGGTGCGGCCACCAACGGCCTCATCAACATCACCAACCGTGGCAACAGCTACAAGCTCCTCCACGGCATCACCTCGACGACCTACGGCATCTGGGACGCCATCCGCCTCACGGCGGGCACGGACACCCCGGACGCGAACCAGCCGACTGAGTCGGACATCTGGGACCTTATCCAGAAGGTGTCGGGCATCTCCGGCAAGGACGCGATGCTTCGTCCGCAGGAGTTTATGCTGATGACCACGCCGGGCGTGGGCAAGAAGCTGATGGAGTCGTTCGTCGGTCAGCGTCGCTTCGACGCCAAGGACACCGCTCGCGTTATCAAGGGCGGCTACAAGGCGGTTGAGGTTTGCGGCCTGCCGCTCGTGATGGACTACTACGTCCCCGCCGGGACCATCTACCTCATCCACATTCCGTCCCTCGCGCTGGTTGATGCGAAGGATTGGGGCTTCGTGGAGTACGAGGGCGCTGGCCCGGTCCGGTGGCTCGACGGCCGCGATGCCTTCGAGATGACCTACGGGTACTATGGCAACCTTGCGGCACTCCAGCGCAATAGCCACGGGTCCATCGTTAATTACACCGACACCGTCTTCTACAGCCACGCGGCTGTCCAGACGGCGTAATTCTGCTGAGCGCGGGGGGTGGGATGGTCCCACCCTCCGCCTGAGCGGGACCCTCACTCGGATTTTGATATGCCTCTTAATTTCTTTGCACCCAAGCCCGGTCGGTTCGGCGTTATGCCTGCCTACGTCCGGTCTGGGCAGATTGGTGGGACGAACTTCCTCGGCGGAACCTCGCCGCTGACGGCGAACACCACGACGATTTTCCGTCTGGGCGGGCTGGCTGGCCGGTCGGCGGTGTTCTCCCGTCTCGGCGCGACGGCAGTGACGATTCCGGCGGATGCGGACGGGGCGATTCTGGCGTATGTCTACAAGTTCCGTGCGTCGGATAACACCGCCGTGCAGATGTCGGCGGCGCTGGACCTTGAGGCACTCGTGACTCGCGAGGAGACCTTCGCGAATGCGCTGGGCATTGCGGAAGCAGACCTGACGCTCACCGCAGGCGATGCGCTTGAGATTCACGTTGTCAGCAACTCGGCCGCGATTGACACTCAGCCCGCCGGGCTGGTGTTTGTTGCGGAGATGCTGGTCGAGAACTGATGACGCTGTCCGTCCTCGTGAATCTACGGGGCAACCCCGAACCGCCGGGCGATGTCGTCCGGCGGCTTCGGGCCGTAGACCCCAAACTCACCATCCGGTGGGGTCCGTGGGGTGCGTGGCAGTTGGTGCGGGAGTGGCGGTCTGGCGACCGGCGCTGGGAGCGGGTGCAGACGGAGCAATACGACCCGGCGAATGCCTTTGATGTCATTGGGCATATCCCCAACGACTGCAATGTGGAGCAGGTCCCTGCCTACGTCGAGCGCTTGCTTCGCGAGTGGAGCAATGCCGACGAGGCCAAGCGAATGCTGGATGCGATGGACCACTATCACACGGGGTCCGCGACCGAGCAGGTGCAGGAGGCGGTGGAGGAGGCGATTGAGGCCACGGTGGCCGAGGTCTCTGCCCCGCTCGTGAAGAAGGGCCGTCGGAAGCGCGTCACCCTTTCGGAGTAACTTATGGCGTGGACCAAGGCGACGTATCTACAGCGGACCAGAGAGTGGATGGATGCGGTGGGGTCCGACCGCTGGAGTGATGCCTTCCTGTATTCGCTCTTGGGCAAGGCGTTCCGGGACGAAACGCAGGGGGTCTTGAACGCCTCGCCCTATTACAAGTTTGCCTTGCGGAGTGTGACCACGGATAGCAGTGGGCAGTTCGCGTTGTCCTCCCTCAGCACGGGGTCCGGGGACAGCCAGCAGAACTTCTACCGCATCATCACGGTCACGGACGGGCAGAACACGCTGTACCGGGAGACGGAGTTTCGGAACGCGCCGCTGGCTGTGTCGGGGACGATGGACTACCTCGGCTTCGACCGGCAGTACTACCTGATTGGCGACAACGTCCAGATTCTCCCGCAGACCTCGGGCCAGTCCTTGCAGGTCGCGGTCAACTGGTACGGGACGCCGATTGACGAGCTGGTCAACAACACCTCGACGGCGGACTTCCCGGCCGGGCACGAGAACCTGCTGTCCTTGGCGGCGGCGGCCAATGCCTTGGCGATTGGCGGCGACGAGTTCAAGCAGACGCAGGAGTTGTCGTCGCTGGCCCAGCAGTTCCGGACGGCGCTGTACGAGGATGTGGCCCGGCGGACCTCGAACCCGATGACCCTTGGGTTCCCGGACCGCGCCGCCGTGTGGGGTGGTTGATGGCGCGGCCTATGGTGCGGGACGCGCAGATGAGCTTCGCCGGTGGCATCAACACCGTGTCGGATGACATCGCTCTACAGCCCAACCAGATTCGGCTCGCTCAGAACGCCCGGCTCAACGAGTACGGGGCCATCGAAAAGCGCGGTGGTACCGTCAAGGTGTCCACCAACAATCCATCGTCCAGCGCTGTGCAGAACGGATTCGGCTGGATTCGCGATACCGGGTCGGCCTTCTCGCTGGTCATCGCCAACGGCACCTTCTACTACCTCCAGTTCGCGGCCGGGTCATCCCTGCCAGCCGCCTCGTGGTCAACGGCGGCTGGCACGTTTAGCGCCTCGGTGAATCCGAGTTTTGCCTCGTTCATCAGCGGCGGGTCCACGGACGTAGTCTACATCGCGGACGGTGGATTGTTGAACAAGTGGGACGGCACTACGTTGACCACGAATATCGCCAGCACACAGGATTGCTCGGTGATTAAGGTGCATAATCAGCGGTTGTGGGGAGCAGGGTCTACCACTTATCCGGACTCTATTTTTTACTCGGCGCTTAACAACGGGGATTCGTTGGGAAATGGCGCGTCGAGTGGCGGCCAGATTGTCGTCCGAACCTTCAGTGACGAGCGGGTGGTTGGATTGGCGTCCGTTGGTTCGTCCCTGCTCATCTTTCACCGGCGCGGCATTTCCCGCCTGACCGGGTTCGGGCAGGACGACATCACGGTTCAGCCGGAAGGCGTCTCCTCCCAGACGGGCACGATTGCCCCGCTCTCCATCGTCGAGACGGACGGCGCGGCCTACTTTCTGTCCGACCGAGGAGCGTTCGTGGCGACTGAGGGGCAGGTAGCCCCGCTGGGGTCACCGGACTCACCAGACCCGCTTCTCCCGTTGGTGCGCGACCTCTCGACGACTCAGTTGTCAAATGTTCGTGGGGTCCTGAGCCGGAATACGCAGGAGGTTTGGTGGTGGATTCCCGGTCAGGGCGTCTACACCTATCACCTCATCCTCCGGGCGTGGTCTGGTCCGTGGACGGGGTCGTTTCTCAATACGGCCGCGATGTGGACATCAAATGTCAACACCGAGGCGGAGCAGTTCGTGGTCCACGCGAACTCCAGCACGAAGGTGGTCACGCTCTGCGACTACACCGGTTCCTATGTGGACGAGGGGACGATTGCCGCCCCGGCGACCGGGACCGACATCGATATGGCGGTGGAACTGCGGCGACTCTATTTCGGGGATGACTCGAAGGCCAAGTCGCTCAAGTTCGGCTACCTGACCGCTGTGCTTGCTGGGCAGTCGTCGCTGGATGTGGCGTGGACGCTGGATGGCGGGTCATCAGGGAATTACACCATCACCGCCTCAAGTGGCGGGACGTGGGGCACCGGGACGTGGGGCACGGGAGTCTGGGGCGTGGTAGGGTCCAAGAACTACCGCGTTCCGATGTGGGGCAATGGGTATTACGTCGATGTGCGCTTTACGCATAGCGCCGCTAACCGTCCGGTCCTGAGCCGATGGCAGGAAGATGCCTTCGTGCTAGGGCGGCGTTAACAGGAGAGACCAATGGCCGAGACCGTTTCCAGTCACCAGATTGCCGTTCCGTACACCACGCCGTCCAATGGCTCGTCGCTGGATGCGTCGGTGGTGCAGGGCAACTTCAACAGCACCCGAAGCGACTATAACGCGCACGACGCGGACGCCGGGATTCACCTTCAGTCGTCGGCCGCCGGGAGCCGTCCGTCCGCTGGGACGGCGGGGCGCAAGTGGGTATCCACCGCGACTGTGGCCGGAGCGACGGTCGCCACGATGGCCTATGACACGGGCTCGGCGTGGGTCACCGACACGACCTTCGCCGTCAGCAACGGTCAGCCGGGCATCTACGACGCGGGCAACTCCGGGTCGTCCAAGGCCATTGACTGGGCGAACGGGCCGATTCAGAAGGTCACGATGACGGCGGCCTGCACGTTCTCATTCAGCAACGCCATCACCGGCGGCACCTACACGCTGATTCTGGTGCAGAACGGGACGGGCGGCTATGCGCCGACGCTGACCGGCTGGGACTTCGGGGACAACTCGCCGTCCTACAACAGCGGGGCCAACAAGAAGAATGTCGTCTCCGGCCTCTACGATGGCGCGGAGTATCTGGCGGCGTTCGCCGTGAAGGGTGCCTGATGCTGGT